ATACTACAATAGTGTCAACTATCTTTTTGATTTTCTATTCGTATTGCTAGTTCTGGAGCATTTATGTTTACAGTCTCCACACTCTCCCCTACTACTTTACCTAGAGAATCTAATATTTGGGCAGCAGTTTGAAACTGACCTTTTTTGCAAGCCTTATCAAAAAGTCTAACTCTCATAGCTTGAATCCTAGCGATCATATTATCTCTATCTTTCTGCCAATCTTCTTCATTCCACTTTGAAACCTCCTTCCAATCGTTCCATGCGGTCTTTACACAAACTCCTTCTCTAGAAGAATGTTCCAATACTAGATGTCTAGCTGGCAAACCTTCTAATTGTCTTTTGTATAACCTTTGTCTCCTTTGTTCTACAACCATATCTGGCGATCTACCAGGATTCTTTTTTCTTGGAACGGATCTATCATCAAAATTTTGTAAGATTGCTTCTGTCACGGACTGAAACTTATGTTATTAATTGAATAATAACCTTAAAATAGCAAATTAGTCGATAAAAACACGAGAAAACTTAACATTGCGTTGGGCACAGGGGGAGGTGTTCAATGCAAAAAACAGATTTAGGGTACTGGTGGCTGGTAGAAGATTTGGAAAATCCTATTTATCGTGTATTGAACTTGTAAATGCTGCAATCAAACGACCAGGCGAGACATATTTTTATTGTGCACCTACATATCGCATGGCAAAAGACATTGCCTGGAAAGAACTGAAGAAATTAGTACCAACTTCGTGGGTAAAAAGCAAAAACGAAACAGATTTAAAGATCGAACTGATAAACGGCTCACTTATCGAGTTGAAGGGAACAGAAAACGCAACCACGCTAAGAGGTCGAAGTTTAGCTGGTGTTGTACTAGATGAAGCAGCATTTATGGATTCTGATGTTTGGTTTCAAGTTATCAGACCAGCCCTCGCAGATAAACAGGGGTGGGCACTTTTTATTTCAACACCCGATGGCACGGCAAGCTGGTTTTACGATTTATGGTGTTACGTTCCAGAAGATCCCACGGGAGACTGGAAAAGGTGGAGTTTCACTACGATAGACGGGGGAAATGTTCCAGCAGAGGAGGTCGAGGCTGCGAAGGCTCAATTAGATAGCAGAACATTCAAGCAGGAATTTGAGGCAAGTTTTGAAAATCTTACGGGATTGGTGGCCGTCAGTTTCAGTGATGACAATATTAGTGCCGAAGTCCAGGATTTACAAATGTTACCTTTAATTTTGGGGTTGGATTTTAACGTGGACCCTATGGCAGGAATTTGTGCGGTCAAGCATAACGACTGTCTTTATGTATTTGATGAAATCATGTTGACGGGAGGAGCAACAACCTGGGATTTTGCGGAGGAAGTTATTAGAAGGTATGGGGTAGATAGGCGAATTATTGCGTGTCCAGACCCAACGGGTAGTGCGAGAAAAACGAGTGGAGTCGGAGTTACGGACCACAATATTCTTCGGAGGTCTGGATTTACAGTCATGAGTCCGAGATCGCCCTGGAAAATCAGAGATAAGATTACTTCGATTAACACGGCTTTGTATGATGCAAACGGAGATCGCAGAACATTTATTCACCCACGATGTAAAGAATTGATAAAAGCATTACGAACTTTAACTTATGCACCGAATACTGGTTTACCAAATAAAAATTTAGGAGTTGACCATGCTTTTGACGCTTTTGGTTACTTATGTTTACAACAATTTAACCTTGCCAAACCAGAGACATTAGGCCAAACTTCGTTTAGAATATATTAAGAACTACCTAATTCTTATCATGTATCATTCTACGACTAAGAAAAAGAAGAAGAAAAAGAAGGGAGGTAAAAAGAGAAG